TAAACGCTGCCACCAATGCCGCAATCGCCGCAATGACAATTCCAACCGGGGAAGCAATCGCCGACAATACCCCTGACAGTCCGCCCATTTTTGAAATTAATCCGCCGACCTTTGTTATTATGCCGCCGATTCCTGACGTCAGTTTCCCGACGCCTGAAATTATTTTCCCGCCGATTAAAAGCGCGGGGGCGACTGCTGCCACAATCGCTGCGATCCTGACGATCATTTGTTTCTGTGAATCGTCCAGATTCTTAAACCATGTCGTCGCGTTCCTGATTTTCTGTGTGAATTGCTGAAAATACGGCATAACCATTTGAAGGATTGTCTGTCCTAAATCAATGCCAGCGTTTTTTACTTCATTCAGCGCGAGCTTTGCCTGATTCGACGTTGTGTCAAGTTTTGCAAATGCTTCGTCCGTTGCTCCGGCGGAATTCCCCATTTGCTCTACGGCGTCATTTAATTTTGTTGCATTGTCCCATAAGACAGTAGCAGCTTTTCCTGCTTCGGCGGATCCGAACATATTTCCGATCGTTGTCCCTGACTCATGCGCCTGTTCATCCAGAATTGACAGAACCTCCGTCAGGCTCAACCCCTGTTCCATAGCTTCCGCCATAGTCAAGCCGCCTTCCTTGATATGTTCCGTCCCTGCTGCGAACGCTTTGGCGGCAGCTGTTCCCTGTTTCCCTAATTCGTTCAACATGGAATTCATATAAGTTGTTGATTCTGCCGTCGCTATGCCGTTCGACGTCATAACGGCGTACATTCCCGCCAGATTTTCGATTGAGACGCCGTTCGCTTTTGCTGTCGGAATGACTTTACCCATTGAAGCCGCCAACTGATCGACCGTCGTTTTTCCTAAATTCTGTGTATTTATCAGAACGTCCGAAACATGTCCGACCTGATCGGCTTCCAGTCCGTAGGCGTTCAAGGCTGTTGTCAGGATATCCAACGCCGCCCCTGAATCTGTGAATCCTGCCTTCGCTAATCTTGTCGCGTTTGAAACGAAGTTCACGGCGTCCCCGGTCTTTTGCCCGGCAGAAATTGCGTCATAGACGTTATTTGCAATTTCAGACGCGGAAATCCCGGTCTGATCTGACAATTCCATGATCTGATCTTTTAAATCTTTAAGCGGGACGCCCGTTTCCTCCGACGTGTCAGCAATCGTTGACAGTTTCGCTATTGCATCCTCGAAACTCATAGCCGCCGCAACAGACGCCGTTCCGATTCCGGTTATCGCTGTTGTAACAGGCATTAAAGCCTTCCCCGCCGACTGCATACCGTCGCCGACTTTGGTTATCAGATCCCCGGCTTTTGAAAACTTTTCCCCGACGTCCTGAACTGTCTGTCCGATAGATTGAAGTGTCGGATTTAAGTTTTTTGCTTCATCCTCTAATCTTTTCAGTTCCGTTTCCGTTTTGGTGATCTCTGTCTGCAGGGCGCGATACTGGTTTTCGTCTATTTCCCCACGCGCAAAAGCCGCAGCCGCCTGTTCCTGCGCGGTTTTCAGCATTTGCAACTTTTCTTTTGTCGCTTCGATTGACTTTGAAAGTATTTCCTGTTTTTCTTTCAATAAATCTACATTTTTAGGATCTAGTTTAAGTGCCTGATTAACGGCTTTTAACTGATTCTGAAGCGTTTTTGAATTCCGTTTCACTCCTGACAATGCTTTGTCAAGTTTCGTCGTTTCGCCGCCGATCTCGATTGTGATCCCTTTAATATTCCCCGCTCCCATATTATCGCCCCTGTTCTATTTCTTGCCGAATTTCGCTCGCAGACGCGCTCTGTCCGGCTTTGTTTGCTTGTAATAATAGGCGTTTTCTAAATACTTCCGCCCTTCCTCCGTCTGGTTCATGCTGTGAATGAAAGCGTCCCGGAAATAATACAGATATTCGTCGATATCCATTTCGCCGATCTCCCAGATGTTTAGTCCTGTGTATTCGACGACCATTCTTTCCCCCGCGCTATCCGGTGTATAGAAAATCTTTTCATCGTTTTTATGTCCCGGATAGAACGGGATCTCTAATTTGGGTTATTCTGGATCCCGCCGACGAATTTTTCGTAATATTCCGCGATAAACGCCGTCATTTCCTCTATGTCGTAATCATTCGCGATCTGTTCCGCGCTGACTTTTGTTCCGTTCAGATTATTAGACAGACAGTCCGCCATAACGCCCGCCATTGTGTCGATGACGTCGCCGACGTCCGCGTTTTCATCCTGCTGTAGTCTGTTCAATGCCTGGACTTTTCCGAATGTGTTTTTTGTCGGCATTTTGACCTGCAAGGCGGTTCCGTCTTTTAGGGTTACATTGAAAAACGTCCGTTTGATTTTGTTAAAATTGAATGATAAATTTGCCATGATCTGATCCTTTCCTTTCCTGAATGAAGAAATCCGGCTGCGGGCGTTTTATCCCGACCGCCGGATTTCTTATTGTCCTGCTGCCTTTATGCGTTTTCTGTCGCCGACGCTGTGATGATGACGTCCCCGGTCACGCTTTCGATCGTTACGGTCCCGGTGCTGCCCTCCCATGCCGTCGCCGTTATGTCCTGACTGTTCATTATGACCGTTGGCGTCTGGATTGTGTGGTTATCCTCCGCCGTCAGGATCGCTGTCATCCTGTCGCCCTCGTTTACGGTTGTTCCGGTGAATGAGGACTGAACATTCGTCAAATTCTGTTCGACCTTATACGTTTTCTGTTCCTGCTCCGGATCCTCTGCGTCTTTGATTTCCTCGACGTAATTAACAAGCGTCCCTTCATTGTCAAGATCCGGCATGGCCTTGAACTCAGCGTCTACAACTGTAGCGTCAGACGGTGCAAACGACAGCGTGAACCCTGCCTGATTCTGCCCGACGATCATAACCCATATGTCGCCGTCCGCCGGATCGACATGATGAAAACAGATAACGTATTTCGCGCCTTTCCGGTTCCCGACGCCGCCGATCTTTGTGATGCGGTATTTTCCGTTTTCCGATACGGAAACGCGGGCGGTATCACACAATTTTTCGATCGTATCGCCGATCAGCGTCATAAGTCCCGCTTTCAGTGTGACGTCCTCCGCCGTGATAACGGTCTTTGACACCCGCCCCATGTCGTCCTTCGCTTCCTGAACCTCATTCGTATATTCAAGCGTTGCGCCGTTTTTGATATAGGAATAACGGTTTTCATCAGTGCAAAATTCCTGCGGATCCGGGATTTCCTGTCCCTTTCTGAACGCCGCCAAGTGAATATAGCCGGATCCTAAAATGATCCTTTCCGGTGCTTTATCCATGTTCTTTTACTCCTTCCCGTTTTTGATTTTTTGAACGACGCTGAAATCATACGCCGTCTGATACATATTTTCCGACTGTATCGGGGCGGTTGTTTTATGGAAATCAATATCAAACAGGACTTCCCGTTCGATCCGATGTTCCAGATCGTGATCCGGTTTCCTGTCTGAATAAAGTTCAATCGAACCGTTTATCTTCCTGATTTTGTTCCCCGCATCCGTCCCGGTCTGATCTTCTGAACAAAAGTAGATCAGGAACGGCGGTTCCGGCGCGGGGTTCTTTTTCGTGTCCCGGAATTCATATTCCGCGATCGGAAGTCCCAACGCGACCGCCCGTTCGACGATCCGTTCATACTTAACGCCCATTAAATCCCCCCGTTTGCGCTTCTGACGGCTTTTTCGACCGCTCCGACCGCCAATTCCTCCGCCGCCTGTTCAGCGGGTAGAATATGTTCAAACGCGCGCGTCCGCTTGCCGTTCCTTGTGACGTGTCCTTTTTCCAGAAGGTGCGTCAGTTGATAGTGCTTTCTGTTATGGACGGAATATTGTTCGCTTTTTGCAACTGATACGGCTTTTCTTGCCGTTACGCTCCAATCAGGCGTATATTTTCCCGTCCGCTCTTTATAGTTGCCGCCTTTTTTCAGCGTTTCCGCCGTCTTGTCGGCGACCTCTCTTAGATTTTCATTTATTTTTTCTGTGACTTCTGCGCTGTATGTCTCCAACCGTTCCCGGATTGCCCCGTCCAGTTGTTCCGGCTTTATCTTAACGACCATGATTTCCCACCCGTTCCGCCGCGTAAAGTTCGATCTTTCCGTCCGGTCTTGCGCCATATGTACGATAGATTGTCAAACGCTTATTTCCTGTCAGAAGTTCCGGCTGTTCGTCGTATTCCTCCGCCCATATGACAAATTGTTTCTGCGCTTTGTACCCATTCACGCCCGCCGACTGGAATTCGTCGCGCCCGATCGGGTTCGTTTCAGCGAATACGACCGTTTTTTCGTCATCCTCCGGCTTCTCCCCCGGATGAATCAATGTTATCTGACATTCCGTCATCAGGCGCGCCCCCTTCCTCCTGTTCAGGCTCCGGGGCGGCAGAAAAATATTTGCTGTCGCCCTTTAACTTTGTTATGTTCATGTCATAAATCCCTGATAATATGGGATATGCGTTCGTGTCGATAGAATAATTCGCCTTGACGTATGACAGGACGGTTTCGACAATCAACGGATCTGTCGGTTTTGACAACCAACTGTCATCAATCCCGATCCGTTTCATGTCCGCAATCGCCGTATCTGCCACGCGGCGGACGTCTGCGTCCAGATCGTCCGATACTGCTTTTCTGACGCGAAGCCGCGCCGCCTGATACAATTCTTCGATTGTCATTTACTTTCGACCGCCCTTTCCGCCTGATTGTCATTTTGCCGCTGCTGCCGCTTTCTTTACACGGATAAATCCATTCCACGCCGCCACGGAACCGCCCGCAAACATGGACGCCCTGAACGCCGTCTGTCCGTTCTTGAACTTATAGTCATCAGAACGGCGGACGTCGATATCGGAAAAGATCGCCAGTTCGTAATTCTGCAAATAGCCGTATGCCATGACATACGCCCCTGCTGCCGTCGCGCTGTTTGATATAGCTGCACAAGCGGAATTGATGACGAACGGAACGCCGTCGATCGTCCCGGTCTGTCCCCGGTTTACGATTGTGTAAACCTTGCGCCCCTGCTTATCCCGCAACTTCGCAAAAGCCTTTAAGTCCGCTTTATTGAGAATGAGCGTTGCGATTGCTTCCACATCTTCGTCGCCGCCGTATGAGTAAATGATCTCGTCAAGCGTTCCGTCGTCGATCTTATCCAACTCAATATCTTTATTGCGGTCAATCACGTCGTCCGCTGCTTTGGGCGGGTTGTAGAAAATTCCTTTGATCTTGTTTGTGCTGCCGTCCCCGATCAGAATTTGACGGGTAATATAGCTGCGCACCGCACGGGTAATACTTTCCTCTACCACGCCGTCATAATCTGCGGACGGCAATTTAGCCATTTCTTCGGGTTCTTCCGTGTAAGCTGTGATTTTCTGCTTTTCGATCGTTACATAACCAAAAACGGGTTCGGTTGTGTTGTAGTCCGCGCCCTCTTTGGTCGTTCCTGCGCCTTCTCCGTAACCTTTCACGAATCCACGTTCGTATGTCTCGCCGCCGTTTAAAGATACCGCTTTTACACGGTCAAGCAGCGAAGAAACATTGTTGAATGTGGGTTTCAAATCGTTTGCCGTGTGGGTAACGGGCGCGGTCTGCGATACGGAAAGAGTCGCTTTTAAACGGGTCGAAATTGCCCGCGCCGAAAACTTGACTTCTTTCCCTGCCTTGATTGCCTTTCCGCGTTCCTCAAACGCCTTGGCCTTGCTGTTTGCTTCTCCGCTCTCGCCCTGCTTCCCCTCGTCGCCGTCTCCCTCGTCGGGTTCTGCGACTGCTGCCATTCCTGCAATGCGGGCGCGTGTTTTCGCGTCCTCAATGATCGCCCTTGCGTCCTCAACTTCCGCGACGATCTCCGCAAGTGCGTTACCCTCTGCGGTCTTGCTCTCGTCTACAAGTTTTGCGACGTGCTTTTCGAGTTCTTTTACGCTCATTTTGACTAAGTCTTCGTGTTTCAATCTCATTTTTTTGCCCCTTTCTTATGGTTTAAGCATTGATAAGTAATTGCGCATAACCGCGTCGCGGGCTTTTGCCGTTTCGCGTTTTGCTTTTTCCACGCCCGCGTCCGGCTTTCCTGCCCCCTGCGGCTGTTTCTTCTCAAAAAGCCCTTTCGGTACTTTTGATTTATCCGCGCGATTTAATATATAGTCGCTGCAGGCGGCGGCAATCTCTACCGCGTCCGTTACTTCGATGTCGAAATACTCCGCTGCCTTTTCGCCGTTTAGCCAACTTTCCGCGTCCATGAGTTTTTTCACATCTTCGGCTGTTACTCCCTCGCGCAAATGCTTGTCGTATATGTTCAGCATTCCGACCGCTACTTCGTCCAATGCGTCCGCCATTTTGCGAAGTTCTGCGGCGTTGCCCTCGCTGCTCGTCCACGGGTTATGGATCATCAAAAAGGCGTTGGACGGTATTTTGGGCGGTTCGCTTCCTGCAAACGCTATTACTGACGCAATAGACCCCGCTAAACCGTCTACTATCACCTGCACTTTGTTCTTTGCCGCGTGGCGTTTAATCATGTTGTATATTGCGATGCCCGCGAAAACCGAACCGCCGCCGCTGTTGATGTAGACCGTTAAGTCTTTGCCGTCCTGCGCTGCCAAAAAATTTTTGACCGCGTCGGGGTACTGATCCGCTTCGTCCCACGCTCCCCACCAGTCCGAAACAATGTCGCCGTAAAAATACAAGTCCGCGCTCTGTTCGGTTTCGTTTTTGACCTCGAAACAATTTAATATTTTAGGCACATTCACACCCCCTTTGCTTTCGCCTTTGTCGCCGGAATACATAAGGCAATTATTTTTTGCCTGTTCTGCGCCCCTGCTGCCGCGTCTGCGTTTCCGTCTCCCGCATCCGTGCCGTCCTGCTGCCCGCTTCCGTTATCTTCCCCGATCTGGTATATGCTTTGGTCGTCTACCTTGACGTAATTCAGCGATACCATGCGCACGTCGCCGTCCTCGATCGGTTCAAAATACATCATTTCACGGTATTCGTTGATCGTGATAATGCCACGGTCGAATAATTGCGCCCCCAACGCGACGCGGGTCTGTAATGTGGCATACTGTAAGCGGTTAGCGGTAAATATGATCTTGTTGCCGAAACCGCGTTCGCGCTCCGACAATAATTTGAATGTAAATTCAAGTGAAAGCTGAATTGCGATCGGTTCAATGACCGCTTCATAAAATGCGTTCCATTCACTTTCCGTATACGACCCGTTTAGTATCTTCTCGTTGAGATTGTAATAGCGGTATATGTTTTCGCGTAAAAACTGCGATTGTGCGACGGGAATTATCGGCGTTTTCTGCGTTACTTCGTGAAATTCTATAGTTGAGTCAAGCCCCGCGATGCCGCCGTCGTTTTCCGCTGTCATATATGCGTCTTGAAACTCCCGCACTTTCTTTTTCAAATCTTCTTCGTTGGAAAGGTTTTTATATTGCAAATACCCTTTCAAATTCGCGCTATTTCTTACGGTATTGCGCAAGTTTTCGCCCGTGGTGTCTAACAGTTCAAGCGTTGTCTTTAACTGCGCGTCGGGCGGCGTTCCCAAAAATCGCTTTTTGTTGTAGCGGCTTTTGATGTGGATAACTGATTGATAGGGTAATGTGTATTCTTTGCCGTCATAATCCCATATAAAGCGAAAAAATATATTGCCCGTTTCGTCGTCTTCCCAAATACGGAAAGACCGCGCCGTTACGGGGACGATCGACTGCACTTTAGAAAAGTCGGGTGTGTAGAATATAACCGCAAAGGCGTTTGATTTATAAACCAAATCAGACGCCATTTTGTAAAGCCCGTCAAAGGGCGTTATTTCTGCCGACCAACGAAGCGACAAAAGCCGCGAAAGGTAATCGTCTTTCACGGTCAGCCCGCCACCGTCTTTCCTCACGACCTGCGGCGTCAGTTTCCCCAGATTCGACCCGATCGCGTGCGCGATACTTCCCACCACATCGGACGAATAAAGGTCGCTTGACCCTTGATACTCCCCGCGAAATGCGAAGACGGGCGCGAATTTATAACGCCTTAAACTCAATAAATCTTTTATGATTCCCAACGCCCGCGCCCCTTTCCTTGCTCAGTCTAAGCACATATTACACATAAAAAACGTCCGATTGTGCCAAACTTTCGGACGTTTCTAAACCTTGCCAAAGCCGCTGTTTATGCGGGTTTATGCTCATTTTTTAATTGTCTGCCGACTTCGTCGTGATATTTCATTTTTACCGCCAACGCGTCGAAGATTGCCGCCGCGCCGTCTATGTGTTCCCGCTTCTCAATTTTTACGGGTTTCATGCGGCTATCTTTCAAGTTTATATCTATTGCCACATTCAGCAAA